ATATAGACTACCAGTTTTTTCTGTTAGAGCCAATGCAAACCACATTGTCTTGTTGCTGTTGGTCATTGCGGCATCAATGATGTTGCCACCAAAGAATGCTGAACCATAGAGCACTGGTATCTTGCTATCAGCGTTGGGTTTGACCTGTAGTCTTACACCTTCATCAATATTGTTGGTGCCGCTATCCTGTCCTTTGTTAGCACTCTGACTAAGTCTGTTTACTGCATAACCTAGTATGGCTGTTCGAGCCAATGTGCCGAATATGCTGTTGCCACTAACAATGCCTACAGCAGTTTTACCAAAGTCTACAATGTCTGATAGAAAACTCATTGTGGGGCTCCGAAGTTGAAATTAGAACTTTGTAATGGTAGCACACGAGCCATATCACCGCTGGCAAAGTCACTGGGGTTAGTGCGTCTGCCTGTGATCTTGTCTTGTAGCATTTCTACAACCGAAGTCACTGTCAATGTCAGTATCACTGTGCCTGTGCTGGATCCTATATCCAAATCATCTGTTATATCGTAATTGGAAACAATGCCTTGAAACTTGCCAGCGGGGTTGCCAGCAATGCTCAGGAGTTCTCCAGTAGTGACATCAAAGAAGCCACGAAATATTTTGCACTCACTGCCTTTGATTCTGTTGTCAATGATGTCAGTGACATTTGAACTTGGCACACCAGCAATGGCAATTGAGATATCACTAGGCGATGCACGAAGCGTGTCTTCAGTGCTGCCGATACTCAACAGTTGACCTAATCCAGTATAACTCAGCCCCGCTATGGTGTAGGCCTTGTGATAGTCACTGAATGTCAATACGGCATACCCTGGTATGTCTAACTTCACAAACAGGTTGGTCTGTATGTTCTTGTAGGCACTAAGACTAATGGCCATTACAAACTCTCCGCAAACACAAAAGGACCATCCCAGGCCACTTGGTCTCTAGCAAAGATATTCCAATTAGGAAACTTCACGCATATTACTGACCAAGTCACTGCCTGTCCTACCAATAAGGTGTAGGTGCCTGCGGCATCACGCAAGGGTCTGTGTAGTGTAATGGTGTTTGAATTGTAGGCAACATCAGCGGCCACAGTATAGACCTTGCCACCTGCTCCTAGTTGTATGAAGTCACCTGCTTTGAATTTAAACTGTCCTGCACTGAGTCCGCTGGTTCCGCCTGTGATAGTCAATGTATTGCCAGTGGTTGCTGTGACTGTGATAGCCGAGACATTGCTGAGATTGCCTTGATAACCATTAAGCCAACTTTGTCCTGCAAGATTGATCTGTATGGTGCCTACAGTGACTCTGTCTAGTGCTTCCATCTTTTCAATCAAGCCACGGAAATCACTCCACTTGGGTCCATTAGGCAATGACACTTCAAATTCCCATATCTGTCCACCCAGGCTGGTGGTTTTCACTGTGCCATCACGACTGGTGCTTTGTGCTACTTTCTTTTTCTTGTTGATACTGATTGCTTGACTGTAATCAATTACGGTCTGAAATGCTGTGGTCATTATTATCTCCTACCCGACGGTATGGTTCGTCTACCTTGTTCAGTGACAGCGTAGATGAAACTTGGATCTGACGCCACTAATTGTTTGAAACTTTGTGCATCAACTGCTGATATGTTGTAGTTTACTGTGCCACTGGCTAATTCATTGTTAGGTATAACACGATTGCCACCGGCACCTACTAGAAGTTCAGGACCTCTTTCACCAACAATCACGGGGCCGTTCGTGCCAATTAGACCGCCTGCGGCAAAGCCTGGTATGATATCACCGATAGTGACTGTGCCTCGCTTGCTGGTGCTGCCAAATAGGCCACCAAAGGTCTGTGCTATCAAGGATCTCACTTGACTGCGTAATAGTTCTTCTAGAACGCTGTTAATAAAGCCACGGAATTCAAACTTACCTGTCTTGGCAAAGTCTACAATTGAGTCTTCCATACCTTGTGTTATCTTGCTAAACACACGACCAGCAGTTTCAAAATTGTTCTTGGCTGATTCAGCGTAAGTCTTGAATGCTTTTTCAAATCCTTTGCTGAAGTTTTCTTGATTCTTGAGATCTTGTTCTTGTTGTCTTTCAGTAATTTTAATTCTTTCTGCAAAGATGTCATTTATTTCTTGTTCTCTAGCGGCTCTTTCTGCGGCTGGTAAGTCTTTGATCTGCCTAATACGACGCAGGATCTCTTCACGCTTTTCTTCTATGTCTGTTATGGCTATTAAATTGTTTCTTTCTCTGTCGGTGTCACCTAGTGTTATGTTCAATAGTCTATTGCGTTCTTGTATTTGTTTGTTCAATGCTTGCTCTTCTTCTCCGCGAGCCTTGCTGGTGCGGATGATTTCAGCAATGCGTTCGGCTTCTTTCTTTTGTTCTTCTGCTAATCTTTCGGCTTCACGCTTATTTTGTTCTAGAAAACGCTGGACAAGGTTGGCTTCATCTGCGGCCGCTTTGGCAACAATCTCTGTCTTCTTGGCAGCAAATTCTTTTTCTTTTTCTAATTTGTTAAGTTTGTCATTGGCATCGATACGCAATTTTTCTTTAGCAGTATCGGCTTCAGAATTTATTTGGATTGCCGCAATATCTGATGCTAATTTATAAGTCTGAGCAGTTTCTTTGTCTGACTGTGACATAAGACTTGCAAGTCTTTCTGAATTGCTTTTTAACTTACCTTGTTTGGTGATTTCTGCTTCCATTTCAGCAATGCGTTGAGCACTCTGCTTGGCTGCTTCTAAACCAGCGTCACTTCTGCGTCCATAGCCACCTTGTTCGTTAGGTTTGTCTGTTGGTTTGTCTTTTGGAAACTTTTTAGCCAGTCTCTGTGCTTCTGCGGCTGCGGCTTCTTGAGCCTCTTTCATTTTTACCTGCTCTGCTTGAAATTTCAATCGATCTTTTTCGGCTTGCTTTACCAAAAAGTGGAAAGGACTACCAAGTCCTACTGGATCTTTTATGCCGGCTCCAAATAGATTTAAGAACTTGGCAAGATAGTCAGTTGGTAAGTTGAGGATGTTTCCTGCTAAGGTTCCCAGGGATTCTGTAATCTTGGCTATCCCACTGCTGATACCACCCTCATTGATAATTTTAGCAAACTCACCAAACGCAATAACCAATTGTGTTTTGATCTGATGACTTATTGACTCCATTGCTTCATTGAGTTTGTCTAGTTCTTTGGCGGCTTCAGTGTATCTAATATCAGCAATGTTAGCAAGTTTTTCTGTTTCTAGAGTTCTAATGGTCTTACCAGCGATATCAATAGCAGCCGTTAACTCACCTGCACTCAAACCACCTGCTCTAAATTTTGCAATAAGATCAGCAAAAATATCGTTGGCATCACGCACATTTCCATTAGCATCAGTTACAAAAATACCTAACTTCTGAAATGCTTTTTGCAGTTGTTCGTTACCATCGGCTGCTTCATCAGTGCTTTGTCTTAGTTTGAATAAGATTTGTGCGGAATCTTCTGCCTTACCACCTGCGGCAATAACACTGGCTGTGAAATTGTTAATGGTGCCTGCGGCTATTCCCGTGGCACCACTAATGTCCATAACCTCATTGGCCAGTTTGAGTGCTGTGCCTCCTAGTGCTGACATAGCGGCACCAGCGGCTGCGGCAGCAATGCCCACAGGTCCTAGTTTACTAACAATACCACCCAGCGTGTTTTGTAGTGGGCCACCAACCTGTCCGAAACTTTCTACATCTGCTTTTAGATTCTGTATGCTGGCACTGGTGCTTTTAATGGCACCTTCACCAATTGTTTTGAATCTAAGAATGAAGTCTTCAATAGTGGCCATAGTCGCTCCTTACGCCTTGTCTGCTAGATATTTCTGCACTGCTTTGATAGTGGGTTCAGTCATACCAACGCCACCTTTCTGTTTTGAGTATCCTTGATCTAATCTCACTGCATAGGGATAGTCAGCGTGGATAACATCATTTTTTAATCTTGTCTTACTGCGAGCATTGCCTTTGTCTACGGGTGTGTATTCTTTGAATGTGTCATAGGCCACACGAGCCAAGGCGTTGGGAGTTGTATTCTGTTGAATATTTCTAAGCCGCATCGTGATGTTGTTGTTTGCGTTTTTCATTTTTTACTCTCTCCATCATTGCCTGCATCTGATCCACTGACAACTTGGGTGGTTGCTTGACTCCTGTGCTGGCTTCTTCGTGTATTCTATGTTCCCAAGCAACCAACGCTTCAGTGACCTTGATATCATACAATGTGCCTCGGCTACGGACTTCGCTGGGCAATAGTCCATAGGCTTTGGCCATTCTACCTATGCTGATGACTTCGGCGAATTCCCAGTCTGCTTCTCCGATTTCTTGGGTTTTGACTTTCCCAAAAAATCATTTACTCCTACCAACACTCCTAATACCAAATCAACTGGTAGCACTTCATCGGGGCCCAAAGCGGGGCTACCATCTGCTTTGCGAATCATATCACGAAGCAGTTCATTGAGTTCGCTGGTCTTTTGTTCTTGTTGTAGTCTATAGAATTTGAAATAGGAATCAATACCTAGTTCATCCATCATCCAGAAAGTGAGTGTTTCGCCGTAGCGTTCTACGAGATCACTGTCCGTGATTTCTATTTCTACTAATTTGGGTTTTTTTGCTAATGTTGAAATGTCCATCTGTTAATCCTTTTGTCTGTTGATCAATTCGTGTGCCAATACCAAGAGAAACTTGATACGACCTTGAGCCTTTTCTAGATCACCACGGGCACATTTTACTTCATTTGTGCATTTGGCAATCTCTGCTATTAGACTCTCTAGCAGTTGTTTGTCTGTTTTGTTATCTAAGACATCCATAAATCTTTGTTCCTTTGTATTTATAGGCAGTGAAAGAAAAGGGGGCTGTTATGCCCCCATTCCTGACTCGCTCCCGAGTTCTTAAGTTGCCGCTACTGTGTATTCGCCGGTCACTGTGATAGTAACTGGTGATACCCAAACAGGTGCATCCGCTGTCACAGTCGGTGCAAGGCCAGTGATGTATCCTGTGCCTTTGATGAATGTGTCAGTGGTAGAGTTTTCAACTCTGATTATGAAGTTAATCAATGTCTTGTTGCGACTGCAACCAAATAGACCTTGTTCTGCCATAGTGC